ATATAATCTTTTTCTTCAATTTGGCGGCATAGGCGGCGGCATTGGCGTCGGCATTGGCGGCATTGGCGGCGGCATCGGCGGCATTGGCGGCGGCATAGGCGGTTTCTTTACATGGATTCTTAAGCCATGCTTTTGCCGCTTCTATGGCTTTTCTCGGCCTATCATCTTCCGGATATTTCTTTTCAAAAATATCTAAAACCTGTTCTGCCGCAAATAAAGCATATTTGACTTTCTGTTTATGCGACATCAGCCTCACGATAGCCCAATTTGCGTACTGGAATTTATTACCGTTAATTGCGGCCTTCGCAAGAGCAATCAACGTGTGATTTGATTGTTTTTCAAACCAGTCTACACCTTCCTTGCAAGCTCCCATTTTCACTAACATGTCCTGTGTTATTTTCATCCCCGCCTCCTTGTAGCTTGGTTATTTAACTAATTGCGATACTGGTTCTTTCTTTTTGTACAAGTATTTTATGTATTGCTTCGGTGCGGCATCACGTCTTTCTTTCGTAGAAAAATAGGTTTTCTTCATTGAGATAAAGAACCATTTGTCATTGTACCTGACAGTCTGGTCGCAATAAACAATCAAATCCCACAAGTCCTTTTCCTCTAATTCGTAGAAATTCAGATATGTAGGCTTCTTTGTTTCACGCATCAGGTAATAAATGCCTTCGTAAAGTACCGTAGTTTCTATTGCTTCAGTCATTTCCCCGCCTCCCTGTACATCATAGCCGTGCGGATTCTCTGTGATCTGGCTGCACTCGCTCCCATCTTGCCATCAGCATGTAACCCTACTCTGGCAATACTACCGAAAAGGAAAGGCCCCGCCGGTTGGATATGAAAAGCAGCCGAAGCTGTTTTCCCGGCAGGGCTTAGAATCAAAAAACTTCGGCTTGCGCTTTCCATATCCACTAGAAGTATACCATATTTCTGGCATTTGTCAAGCCCCCCTACTTATCGTCGAGGCCTCGTCGTCCGTCGAAGATTTATTCTCGCACAAAAACAGTTTTCAGGGCAAGCAAGAATACTAAGGAATTGTAATATGAATCAGGTAGTGTGGCTTGCGGTATGATAGATAAATAAGTAAAATACCACTGTGGCAAAACCTTTAAATCCGAAGCAAAAGCAATTCGTCCTCGAATACCTCATAGACAAGAACGCAACCAAAGCTGCTATACGTGCAGGGTATTCCAGAAAGACCGCATATTCCATCGGTCAGCGATTGTTGAAGAATGTTGAAATAGCCCGAGAAATCAAGATAGCGCTCAGGGAGCGAGAAGACAGGCTCGAACTCAAAGCCGACACAATCATCCGGGAACTAATCCGCATCGGCATGGTGGATGTCCGTACCGCATTCAACGAGGACGGCACACTCAAGGCCATCAAAGACCTGTCCGAAGACCTCGGCCGCGCAATCTCAGGCATTGAGGTTGAGGAGATATACAGGGGCACAGGCGAAGACAGAAAGGTCTGGGGCGTCACCAAGAAGATCAAGTTTTGGAAGAAGACCGAGGCCCTCGAACTCCTGGGCAAACACCTGAAGCTATTCATTGAACGCCTGGACATCACGGGCAAAATAAAATTGGAGGACATAATCTCCAAATCCCATGACGAGCATTGAGAAAGCTGCCGGACGCATCCGCGAATGGCGGCGTGACCCCATCAAATTTGTAGGTGAGAATTTCGACGTCACACCCGACAAATGGCAAGCCGAGGCCCTCAAAGCATTTGCCTCCAATGACCCCATCAAGCAGAGAATAGCGCTCAGGGCATGCGCCGGACCCGGGAAGACAGCCTGTCTGGCCTGGATGGGCTGGAACTTCCTGTCATGCTATGGCGACAAAGGTGAGCATCCCAAGGGCGCCGCCGCTTCAATTACAGCCGATAACCTCCGCGACAACCTCTGGCCTGAGTTCTCCAAATGGCGGGAGAGGTCCGAATATCTCAGGACTGCATTTACCTGGACAAAAGAAAGGCTCTTCGCTAACGATCACCCCGAAACATGGTTCATCTCAGCTAGGAGCTGGTCTAAAACTGCCGATGCCGAGACCCAAGGCCGCACACTATCCGGACTCCACTCAAAGTATGTGCTGATACTGCTTGACGAATCAGGCGATATCCCTCCAGCAGTGCTTAAGACTGGTGAGCAAGCCCTCTCTAACTGCCTATGGGGCAAAATCGTACAGGCCGGCAACCCCACAAGCCTGACAGGAATACTCCATGCCTCTGTGACCACTTTAAGGCATAAATGGCATTCAATACGCATTACCGGAGATCCCGATGACCCCAACAGATCGCCCAGGATAGACCTGGAATGGGCCAAAGAGCAGATAAATACCTATGGCCGGGACAATCCATGGGTAATGGCTTATGTACTGGGCGAGTTCCCCCCGGCTTCAATCAACTGCCTGATAGGTCCTGACGAGGTAGAAGCAGCCATGCACCGGGAAATAGGTGCTGGCATGTATGACTGGTCGCAGAAACGCCTGGGCATTGACGCAGCGAGGTTTGGCGATGACCCGTGGATGATATGCCCAAGGCAAGGGCTTAAATGTGATGCCATGATTGAAATGCGCAATCCCCGGACAGAAGAGATACTCGCTAAGATAGTAGCCAAAAAGATTGAATGGGGCTCAGATGTTGAGTTTGTCGATGGGACAGGTGGATATGGCTCGGGAGTGATTGACGGGCTACTGGTTGCAAGACACAAGCCCATAGAGGTCAACTTTGCAAGTAAGGCAGCCAACCCAAGGTACTTCAATAAACGCTCTGAAATGCTCTGGGAGGCCGCACAGTGGACGAAAAGGGGCGGTTGCCTACCCAATGACCCTGTATTGATGAAAGAGATGACCACTCCGACCTACACGTTTTACAAGAGCACACTCAGGGTAGAAGAGAAAGACCAGATCAAGAAGCGCCTTGGCTTCTCGCCGAACAGGTTCGATGCATTGGGCCTGACGTTCGCGCTTCCTGACTGTCCCAAGTCGATGACTGTCAGACAGCCCAGGCGTGTGCTGATTGTGCCGCCGTGGCAAAGAAGGAATAGAAAATGAACTGGACTATTGCCCAACTCCGTCGCGCAATTCGGCAATCAGGGAAGCTAATTAAATATGTGCGTACCCCATTTGGCATGTTGAAGATAATAAAGCATCCATTGTTGGAGAAAGATATAGAGAGGATGACGACACGCTTACCCGAATCTGGAAAATAATCGTCGTCTGCTTCTGGCAACCAATTAGAAACTATTGGAAGGAGCCTGCCTTGTGCGAATGTACTGACATGAGGATATGGTATTACGTTTTCTTCCCTCAGAAACTACCAGAAGCAGAGAAGCTTAGTGATTGGAGGAGGAGGAAATGAAAACCGCACTCTATATTGCAGATGGAATATTACAAGCTGTCCTGACGCCCGAAACAGAACAGGAGAAGCGCATACTGGATCTGGTTGATATGCAGAAGAACATCAGGATGTACCGGGGCCAGTTTTATTATTGCCAAGGTGGATGGGAGCGACATGGCCCGGACGAGGAAAGTCTGATTATGGTATTGAAGGATAAGGAGGATGACCCATGCCAAAAGTAATACAGGTCATTGAGTCGGAGATAAGCCGAGGTGGGGTCCCAGGTGACAATAACTATCGTACAGTAAAGCAGTACCACTCACCTGAAGGTGAATTCCTGGCAGAGAATGACCCCGAGAATTGTCCACTGACGACATCCGAGAACGTACAGGCGTATGTGATAGCACACCTTGCCAAGAAGTATGAAATGAAAAGAGACCTGGATGTCGGCAAGCCCCCGCGAAAGAGAGAGGATCTCTTCAAGGATATGTCCATAGACCGCGAGAAGGCGCGTATAGCGTTGCTCAAATCCCATAAGTCAAGAAAGACCACAGGAATCAAGCGCAATATCGCTACACTCAAATCCGGCCCGGTCGCAGATGCCGGGAAGTTGTTGAGGAAAAGGAGGTCATATGCCCGGACGAATAACAGGTAACGGTACGGACGAGGACCCGATAAGGACGGATTGTTCGCAGTGCAGACCGCGAGCCGGTGGTACAATTCCTCTCAAGGATGGTAAGTGTATTGCGTGTGGCAGGGAATATCCGCAAAAAGAAAGTGACACTGTAGCATACTCAGCATGGATATGTGAGCTCATAGGCGTTTGCAAAAGATGGGAGGCTGCCTCCTTAAAAAGACTTACTGAAGTCCGAGCAGAATGCAAAGATGATGTCCTCGCCGAGCGCGAGCGGTGCGCGAAGATTGTGTATGCAGTGCTAGATGAGGCTTTAGCTGATATGAAGCAACCCGGCTTAGATATTTACTACACCTTCGTTGATATTGCCAATGTAATCGCCGCCAGAATCCGCGAGGGCACATGACCGCCAACGATGACGACAGGCTTGAAGCCGAGGCATTCCTTACCGCGTACCATCATGGTCTACCCAGACTTGCCCTGATTGACACCTGTGCTGATTTGGTCACTAAGACCAGGCTGAAGGAGAGGGAGAGGTGTGCGAATGTCTGCGAGAATATGGGCCGTACCCATACAGTCAGGCAGACAGCCGATAAGATGCGGGAGGGGAAGTGAGAATCTGGATGACATGGGCCGAGTTTTTCCAAGTATTTGAGAACATCTGGGAAATAATCTCAGGCCTTTGGAAGCCTGCGCCCCCGGATGATGTCTACGACAAATGCGTCCCACTGTACGGCCTCAAGGACCCGACGCCTTACAACAGCATCACCACGCAATGCCCCAGGTGCCGGGTAGTCCTGGCGATACCGCTCAGCGCCGTGTACGGGTTTGCCGAGCCGATAGTAGTATGCCCGTGCGGATGTGCGCAGAAATTGAGGGCGAAATGACAGAAGCGGAGCTGGCCGTAAGCAAGGCTGGCTCCGCTATCCTGTTACTGGCTATCAGCGAACCGGACAGTAAGCACATGATGAAAGTAGCCACCATTCTACACAGAAGGCATATCAGACGATTCCATAACTTGCCTCGCCGGGGACTGGGATGACACTATACGATCTGGAGAGTCATGGATTTGTGTCAAACAAAGACCTCCTGCCCTACGGTATGGACTATTGCACTGTGATTACGCCATTCAACATTGAGCATGTCAAGCGGGTACTCGCAAGAGAGGCGCTCCTGGAGATAGGTTGATGCTGATCCTGCCGACAAGATTCAAGAACCTCATCCGAAAAGCCGTCGTAGTCAAGAAGGGATATTGCCACATTGGTCATGCCGGCAAGAACCTCCGGATGCGTAAAGGCCCGTATGCCAGGAACAAGATTATGCAATTCACCGATAGAGAAACAAACCTTGCCAACAGTAAGTACGGATATCTCGTTTTCATCCCCCTTTAACGCCACTCGTCGGAAATATTGACCATTTGCCGGACGTCTGTTATATTAAACATAACATGAGCAGAAAGTTCCCAATGCCGATGTTCTCCGGAATGGTGCAACCGTATGAGGACATGGTTGAGGTCACAAATATCGTCTGTAACAAATGCGGGGTGAAGTGTCAGCCCATCCGGTTGAAGAGAACACGCGGCGTAGACCCGGAAACGATTATCAACAGGGCAGTAGCTTTAGCCGATCATAACCATATCTGCAACCCGCTCTTGCTCAAAGACAAGGACCCCGGCGCCGGGGACAGGGTGGTTAATATCTACCACGAAAGGAAGCGAGAGCAGGAGAAGGTCGGGGCATTCACATTCCTACAGGACGCGATCAAGAAGACAGTAGCCCGCGCTGCGGGCCATGCTTAAGCGAGGCAATGGTGGCCGGACAACCCGGTCTAAATATGACGATTGATTGAAAAACATACTGGAAGGCCTGAACGAAGAGGGCCGTCTAAAATTAGCGGAGAAGATTCGCAAGCATACACACGCCTCGGCGCAATTCTACAAGGACGAAAAAGAAGAGTGGGAAGAGTATGAAAAGATTTATCAGAATATTCAGGACGAGACCGACGATGAAGAGCCAAACATGCTCGTCCCCCTGGCATTTGGTATCGTCGAGGACGCAGTAGCCCGCAACGCCACGCCATTCCTACAGAAATTACCCATTCAGGTCAAGCCCAAAGAGGCCGACCACGTCCCCAAGGCAAAGAAGTTTTTCAATGCCTGCCGGGACTATTTCGGCTCTTCCAAATGCAGGGTACAAAAGATTGAGTCCTCCCGCGAGAAGGTCATCACCGGCAATAACTTTGAATTTGACCACTGGTATAACGAATGGGTCGAGGGCAAGATATGGAAAACCGAGAAGGTAGAGTCCAAATTTGAAAAGTACCTGCCGACCCTCAATAAGATGGTCAACGGTGACACCGAACACGACGAGATCAAGGAAGTCCCCCACAGGTATCCCGAGCGCGTGGGTTATGCCACGACATCACCCTCGGTCCATCACGTCTACTGCCAGCCGGGGATATTGAAACTCAAGGACAGCAAGTGGCTGCAAGAGGAAGAGGTCGAGGTCGCCATTGAGGACTTAAAGAAGGCGGTCTACACCAATGCTCAGACCGGGGAGACCATTCCAGTCTATGACCTGACCCAGATGCTTAAGGACTCAGGCGACCCCGAGAAGATCAGGCCGGTAAAATCAGCCGAGGTCACGTCTTCTCCAGATATTGAAAAGACAGTCAGCGGTCAAGACTCGGAAACCGTAGACTCTGATGTGCCTGCCGTTCATCTGATCCATGAACATACTCACAATGGTATAACCACGCTCGCCCAGGGTCGTTGGATAATCCGTGGAATTGACGAGCTATACCATAAACCCGGTATCAAAGCCCGCCACAACGTCTATACCCAGAACAAGAATAAGCTCATGGGTACGGGTGCGATTAAGCCGGTAAAGGAGATGATCTACGAGAAGTCGGACATTCACAACATGGCTATAGCAAACTGGTTCAGACTCATTCACCAGATGACCATGTACGATGAACGTGCATTTCCGTATGAGGATGACTTCAAGCCCCGGGCCGGAGGTAGAGTCAGAGTTGACCTCTCAAGAGCTGTTGGAATCAACACTGTCCGCGATGCCTTCGCCGTGGCCGATCAGAAAGACGTCACCAACTCAATGCTGGCGATGGAGTCCAATTCAAGCGGTATCATTGAGCGCAATCTCGCCATTTCGGACCTGAGCCCGGGCGTACAGGGGACAAAGCAATTTCACAAGACAGCATCCGGACTACTGGAGATTCAGAAGAACCTGGCCCAGAGGTTCACTATCATGGCTGTGCTTGACCTGGCGGCACTCCAGGAGCAGATGGAGACCATGTACTGGATGTTTGAGCAGTTCATGTGGGACAAGATGAGTTTTTCAACCTGGAACGAGTCGGGGGTATTTCAGGCCGAAGACTATGTCAGAGAGGATTTTGACACCGGGGGTAAAGGATTTATCTTCATCCAGTCCGAAGACCCGTCTTTTGGCGATAAGGCTATTGAGCGCAATCAGGAAATGATTTTGATGGAAATAGCGATGAAGTACGAGCAGTACCGCAGGACTGTCCGCGACCCCGAGATGAAGAAACTGGTCATTGACGAGCTTATGAAGACCCTGCTTGAGTCTTTCGGCCGTCAGGACACATCCAAACTGCTTGTCGTTGACGCCGGTGTCGTATCTGCCGAAGACGAGTTTACCGCTATCCTGCAAGGCGCTGACATTCAGCCCAATCCCAAAGAAAACATGATAGGCCACGTCCTTGACCATGTGATTAAGCGTAATTCACCTGATTTCGTGCAAGGCGTAGCCAGTGGACAGATTCCACCTGAGATACCGATGAAGCTGAATAAGCACATCCAGGACACTCTGGCGATGATTCAGACTATCGTATCCGACCCTGACACAGCAGCCCAGGCATTAAATAGCGAGCAAGCCTTACAAGGCACACCCGATCTGGAAGCACTGGGCGCGATGAGCCCCAAACTATTACAGCCGGCCAGTGTTGGCGGTACGATAAGCGAACCCGGGGGCATGGCATGAAATTTTCGCAGATGACACCTGAGCAGTTAGGCTCCTATATCGGGGCGAATGTTGAGATCATGCGCGAGGGGTCGTTTCTCAACAAAGAGTTAATACCCTGGCTCAAGAACGAGCAGGACAAACTGGCCAGAACAAATAACTGGCGTCCGAATCAGAATGGTGTCCCGCCTGATCTTATGAAGATAGGCGCAAATGTGGTCTGGAATTCAGGCATTATCGAGGGATTGAGAATACTCATTGATAAACTGGATGAGATCAAACGATTTGCAGATGAAGCCGGGAAGGAAGTAAAGCGTCGGCAAGATAAAGAAGAAAAGGAGAAAAAATGAAAAAGCTAATTTTCGCGGTCTCTGTAGTGAGCTTGTTAATACTGGGAAATATCCCCGGCCATTGCGCCGAAGGCACACTGTCGTACGAGGCCGCAAGCTCTTCGTGGAATTGCCATGTCGTAAGCATATCAAGCGCATCACCGACGCAGGTGATTATCGGCACCGTTCCGGCCAGTTACATGACTCCTGGGGGGTATCAGCGCATATCATGGTATTCATATACGATGTGGAACGAGAACTCGTCAAGCTGTACATATAAGGCTGCGCCGATGGGCTCAGACACGGCGCCTACCATGTCATGCGCGGTTGATGCCCCGGTCGGGATAGGGGCCTCGGGGGCACCCGTTTCAGTTACCGAGCAGGTTATAGGCATGAAACTTTGGATGCTTTATTGCGGCGCTTCCACAGCAGTCAATGTCAAGATCGGCCAAAGGGGGAGATAATGCGATTTTTACTCATAGCAGTCCTGACGTGCGCCCTGGCCATGCCGGCCAAGGCTACCAATGCAACAGGTTCATACCAGTATGATACAGGGTCTGGCGGTATAGGATTCCTGGACCTCACATATCTGCGTTTAGACGGTGGAAATTTCATGCTCGGCACACTCGACATGAGCGCGGAGATAATAGACAACGTGCTGCTCATGAACTCCCTGGACATATCCAATGCTTACGGAATAACCTCGTCCACCTTGACACTCTCAAGTGATTTGTATGTCGGGGGACAGATAATAGTCATCGGCTCGGCGAGCTTTGCAAATCCGCTATTTAATATCGGGGGCAGCACATTCGTGGTGGATGGCGGTGATATCTGGATGAGTGGTGATGTATATTTTGGCGATGGAATATATATCTCCACCTTTGACTCAACCGGGAATCTGTCTATATATGGAACGGTGGACGGATATGACATAAGTGTGGAAATATCTGACATGTCTACCTCAACCGAAGCCATACAGGTCCAGGTCAACTCATTACTGGCCGGGGGCGCGACGACATACGTTGAAATCGCTGGCGATTACATGACCGGGCAGCTCACGCTTATGACCTCAAGTTTAACCGTGGGTGGTGACATAGGCGCTTCGGGCGAACTCTATGTCAACGGCACAAATGATTCATGGTTGATGGGTCAGGTGGGTATAGGTACTACCACGCCGAACTATAATCTCGATATGCAGTATGCCGATACGGGTGGGGTGCATCTGAATATGGAACTCTACGATGCCGGTGGGTATTCAAATGCCATTTATATGCGCAGGTCAGACAGCGATACGATGGGAACGATGGCAACCACAGACGACGGTGACACTCTAGGCGCGTGGGTGACTTACGGTGTTGATGGTGATTCTGATTCCTGGCACCAAGGCGCGGGGATACGCATGGTGCAGGTTGGTGTTGTGGGTGATGATTATATCCCTACCAAAATGCAGTTCTATACCAATTCCGACACGGCAGAGAATACCGATGCTATTGTAATCGACGAAGCTGGTGATGTTTCGATGTCCGGTGACTTAGATGTAACTGGAAAGGTTGACGGGTATGATGTCGGCACTGAGTTTGCGGCGGTATTACTCAGTACGGTGGCATTACAGAGCGAATTAGACGCTTCACAGGTTGAAATTGCAGACCTGAACACAAGCACACAGACTCATGCAGACCTTACTGGAACCTCTGCTCACGGTGCGGTTGCGACAGATACGGCAAGCCAGATAGTGACGCGGGACGCAAACGGCGATTTTTCAGCTTCGAGTATAACCGCTTCGACAGGTTTCTATGGGGATGGCTCAGGCTTAACATCTCTGACTGCCGCTAATATATCAGCCGGGACGCTTGAGACCTCCGTAGTGGCCTCCTCTGTAGCCGTAGGAGCCATAAACAATACCGCGCACCTTGGGGATATGTCCTGCGGTGATAATGAGGTTTTACAGTGGGACGATGGCGATGAGATGTGGGCATGCTCTGCCGCTGGAACGGGTGACGCTGTGCTTGAGAGTACGCAGACCTTCACCGGGGCCAATACCTTCACGTCCAGCCTTACCGTTCAAAGTGGCGGTCGGGATATAATCTTCTCAACAAATGCGGTCACAAATTCAATGAAGATTGACGGTGATACGGGGGAGGTGACATTTCTTTTCAAGCAAAATAAGGGTTCCGTATCGTATCCCACGGCCTCAAATTTCTCGCATACATCACCTGATTGTGTTGGTGCTTCAACAGTAACAATCACGACGACAGGTGGCGATGTCGCAGTATGGTTTGCCGGGTCTGGATATAACGATACGGACAACAATGTACTCTGGCTTAATTACATAGAGGATGGGGTATTTCCTACTAAGGGAATAATCAATTCCCGTGGCATGAGTGATTTGGTTCAAGAAGACATATCGTTTTATTATCTGATTAAAGATGTCGCCCCAGGAGTACACACTTATTGTTTAGCGGGATGGGTGTCAGCTAGTAACGGAATCATAATAGTGGGTGCGAGCAACACAGCGCAATTTGGTGTAGAGGAGAAATAACAATGAGAAAGAATCTGATTTTGGCGGGGTTGTTCGCTTTGACGTTTATCGTCCCGGAGAATTTCAATTACAAGGAATTTCGGAGTAATGCAAAAGATGCAGGTATTGTTGTCAGCAAAATAGATAATTGGCCTGAACAAAATGCAGACATGAAATTAGAAAATGGAAGGCTAGTAATCAGGATGTACGATTCAAAACTTGAAACGCCGGAGTTAAAGGCGATACTTCAAGCCCTTGTCAACGCAGCCATATCCCCCATTGTGACAGCGGAAGGCCTTGAGGATGCACAATGGGCGATTGCGATAGACGACAAGAAAACACTTGAAGAACGATTTAACGCATTGTTGCAGATGGAGAAAATAAGGCGGGGAGAGGAATGAGAATAATAGGACTCGCAATTATCTGGTTCTTCGGACTGCTCTTTTCGGTCGCTATCATAATGAACGCTGAGAAGCAAAATCCCACAGTGATAGAACCCATACCACTCTACTGGGAACGTGAACAAGTCCAGGAGGTCTGCGCCGGCAAGGATAGCTGCGTAGAT